CCTTTAAGTGTGTCAACGATTTCAGTAGCAGTAGATAAACCTGCACCAATAGAACCCATAAGAGCTATAGCTGTAGCTATTAAACCCAGATTATCTTTTATTTTATTTAACATTAGTTACCTACGCAACAACCGTTACCACAACAATCCATACTTAATCTCTCAATCTGATAGTCACTAACCATATAATTATAGATACGACTATCGCTATACCGACAATGTCCTGTGCAGAACCTGTAAGTGTAAACCATGCAATGAAAAAACCTAATATGGTAAATATTTGTGCAATAGATTCTTTGATTGCGTCTATTACCCATTTACCTACGAATTTAAAATTTTTTACTTGTATGACATATTTTATCAATTCAAAAGGAATGCCTAATACCTTATATAATGTTTTAATTAATTTTTTAATCACTTAAAATCTCCTGGTCATTAATGCTCCAGCTTGTGCAATAATCTGAGATGCAATGATTACAGGAACCACTACTTCTTTAGATTTTTGACGCTGGTCGCTTGTCATGTCGTCTCCGAGTGACCCCAAGTCCATCTCTGTTATATTAACATCAATTAATGAAGCAACTGGGTTTTCAAGAAACACCTCTACTTGTACCTCAGTGACAACATCTGCAAGTGTAAAGTCTTCAACATCAGCACTAGCAATAGACCTTTCCACGAACTCATCTAGTGCTTGTGCTGTATTTTCATCTTTAGATGCTTGTTCTGCAATAATTTCTAGGTCTTCAGAAGCCTCTTCTTCTGTAAAACCTAGTACTTGACCAACTTCTGTCTTTTGTTCCTCAGATAAGGTAGCAACTGTTTCAACTTTAGTTACTTCTTTAACAACTGCTTGAACTACTTTTTGTGTAGTTTTATCAGCAGTACCTAAGTTTTGTATCTTGGTTTCTGCAACTGCTTGAACAACTTTGACTTTTTCTTCTGTAGGTAATTCAGCGACTGCTGCTTCGACTTTTTCTGTAAGTTCCTGGTCAGCTTTTTCTTCTGCTTCAACGACTTCCTCTTCTGTTAAACCTTCGGTATCGATAGGCTCTTCTTCTACTATTTCAATAGTAATAACTTCTGCAATAGCTTCTTCGGTTTCCTCAACAAGAATTTCTACTTCTTCTTCTGTGAGTTGTACCTCTGAATCTCTTTCCTCACTAGGTAGTGGGTCAATCTCCACTTCGTCAAGTTCGGTTTCTTCATCAGCAAAATCTTCTTTAATTGGGAGCGTTGTTGTAGTAGTAGTCGTGGTACTAGGAGCAACAATAACAATTTCTTCCAACTCAAAAATTTCTTCTTCATATTCAATAACCTCTAATGTTTCTTGTAACTCTTGTATTGTATCAACTAAAACCTTTAAATCCTTTTTTTCATCATCAGATAAATTATCAGTATCTACATCCTTAAGTATAGATTCTTCTAATTCTTTTTGAATTTGAGCTTCTTTTTCAGCTTCAATACGAGCTAACTCTGCTAGCTCAGCTTCTTTTTCTAAACGGAGACGCTCTTCCTCGGCTAAACGCTTTTCTTCTGCGATACGCTCTGCCTCAATACGGGCTTCTTCCTCAGCTTTTTCTTTAGCAATTCTATCTGCTTCTGCCTTACGAGCTTCCTCAGCCTTACGCTCTTCCTCAGCTTTCTCTGCAGCTATACGATTTTCCTCAGCGATACGAGCTTGCTCAGCTTCATAAGCTGCTTGAGCATCAGCGTCATCTTGAGCTTTTTTATTAAATACAGTTAGTGTCGGTTCGGTAGAAAAACTACTATAAGCATTATCATCAGAGCTATAACCTCTGACTGAAAAGGTGTAATCTCCATTAGGAATGCTTGCATAAGGTATAGTATATTCAGTTTCGCTAATATTATAAACAACTGTTTCATTTTTAGCGTCTGTTCTAAAGTAGAGTTCATAAGTTTCAGCTGTTAAGTCACCACTATTAGCTACATCCCAATCTACTTTTACACCTTGATTATAAGTTTGTGCAACAGTTACATTCATTGGAGGTCCTACCGTTGGAGGAATAGTAGTAGTGGTAGTAGCAGTATTTTGATTAACTATAAAATTAGTATTTGGACCTGCTTGTCCTCCGTGACAATAACTACCACTATCTGTACAAGAGTAAACTACAAAATCATAAGTTCCTGCTGATATGTCTTCTATTGTGTAAGAAGTAGCACTAGCGTCTGCAATATCAATACCTGTGTATGTTTCTTCGCTAGATAGTTTATATTCAATTCTGTAAGACTCTACTGCTGACCAACCTGTATTAGGCTGTGTCCAACTAAAAGTTAAACCTTGATACTCAGTATTAGAAATAGAAAGATTAGTAACACCACTAGCTACATCTTGTATTGTATAACTAGCTATAGAAGTCCAATTAGAGTATTTAGAGTTTGTGTCATTGTCTGCTCTAATTTTAAAATATATAGTGTCTCCAACTGTCGCACTAAGAGCTGATTGTAAGTAAGACTTACTAAATGTGTATTCTGTATTTAAAGCATTACTATCGCCAACATTACCTGTTGCTATACCATACATAGGTGGGTTTGCCTTGTCAAAACCGATTGCATATCGTTCTGCACTATATTCATATCTATCTAATGCTGAATCCCAATCAATAGTTATACTTCCATCGTGTAAATTAGCTGAAGTAGTTAAGTTACTTGGGTCACCTATACCATCAAGTATCTTTGGGTCATCACAAGCATTATCTCCTGTTGGTGCAGACCAATCTGTTTGGTTATAATCGAATGGTGTACCTGCATATAAATTCCAAGTATTTTGGTCTGTTAATGTAGAAAAACTGTAATCAGTTATGTTGTTAGACCTAACCCTATAATAAATATTTGTTCCTGCTGGGTCATTAAAATAATACTTTAAATTGTCGAGACTAAATGTGTGATACTGCCAAGTGTTTGCAGAATGTCCAAAAGAAGTAGTTACACAAAAACTATTTGTTTCAGTTATACCACTAGATTGACTAAAGAATATTGTATAGCTTTCGGGTGGACTATCTTCAAATCCATCTGAACCTAATATACCAATAGTAAAAGTTCCTGCGTTAACATCATTACTAGCATTTGTTCCATAAGGTGCTTGTGTTGGAACGTGGTTAGCCATAGCAATAGGTAAAGGATATATTAATAAACCTACTACTAATAAGCGTAGTGCCGTGTTTAATCTTTTGAGCATATCCTACTTTCTAGTAGGAACGCTATTAAAAACCTCGTTAACTTCTTCTAAAGTAATCTTTCCATCGTCTATAAATTTTCTTGCTAACATCTCTACGACGTGAGCTACCCCCATTATTCCAGCAAGTAACGCTGATTGATAAACATCTATTCCTACTAAGGAGCCAGCTCCCAATATTGAAAGTCCTTGAGCAACGAAAACAGCAACTATTCTTTTGCATATATTCAAATACAAGGACATACCTTTTAAAACTTTGTCTGACATTAGCTCAGCCCAATAGGACAATTTGAGCAAACACCGCTGCATAATCCACAAATCATTTATATAACCTCCATAAATAGAAATAGTCGGGTAAAATCCCGACCATCTCTATCTATTATAACCGATTATATCTTGACTATCCTTTAGGAATTTTAGACATAAATGGGAATGGTGCGTCTTCTAACGCATTTTGAATTGCAGAAACAAGTGCTGACGCTGCTGCAACTGATGCAGCCATCAGAACATCTGCTTCAAACATTCCTGCTTGATTAGCCATCATCACAGCAACAAAAGTTTGTGCTGCAGTTCTAGCTGCTCTTATTAAACTGGTTCTCCAGTAATCCGGCATTTAATACCTCCTAAGTATTTTCTTAACTCCTCCGCCGCTAGCACCAGTTCTTGGTGATAATGGCAGTAGGAATCTCCCACCTTCGCGATGGTCATAGTCAACATAATTGACTGTAACCTCTTCACCCGATTCAATTGCATCTGCAATGCTCGGATAAACCTTTTTATACGCCACAACTGACGCTCCGACAAACCCATCTTTCTTAGTTATGTTTTCATTCTGACTAGAGCCTAAAATGAGACAGCCCGCCGTCGACTCATCGGTGTTCCCGGTATGCCATAATATATACTCGAAATTAGGGACATTATTTACATAAATCATCCCACGGTGCCAAGCCCCATATTTGGAGCTATAACGTGAGTGAAAACCACCCTCGGTTCTTAAGGTAAGTTTATACTCGCCTTCCGGTATTCTTGTTTCACCTCTCACTTTGTCAGCTCTAAATTCGTCTTCTATGGTGTAGCACAAAAACTTACGCTCACCATCAGTTATATCAAAAAGAATTCCATTTGTAGAATCTTCTTGAGAACTTATTCTTAATACTTCTAACTTCATTATTCCTCAACTATTCCAAAAGTTGCATACCAAGTTTGTGGTCCCACCATACCATCTTGGACTAAGCCACTCTTTTTTTGTATTTCCATACTTCTTTTACTACTCTTCCTACCGTAAACCCCATCTACTGTTAAGCCACCTGCAGCATCTTGCCATTGTTCTATATCTGCTCCACTCATAAATGGTGCTTCTAGATAGAAAACTTTACCCTGCCATTTTGGTGCTTGCCTCTTGGCTTTTCTATACGCCTTACCTTTAATCAAAGTAAAGAATTGTTCCCAAGGAAAGTTCATTCCCGGAACACTTTCTCTTGTTGGGTCAAGTTCAGCTGGTGAAATAAATCCACTCTTACCAGCAAGCCAATCTTCTCTTGTAAGTCTTCTAGGGGTAATATTGTAAAGCTCTACTTTTTCTGCACACCATTTAGCTGCCATAGCTATAAGAGCATCTTCGTATTCTTTATCTGTTCCCCAATCAGAAGCAAAATAACCTAATTCAAGTCCTAGAGAGTTAGAGTTACTTCCTCTAATGTGAAATGCTGTGTAATCATCGGGCAGTAAGTTGATAATCTGTTTATCATCTGCAACTACGTGAGCTGAGGTTGGTGTGTCAGTTTTAGCAAAATACTTTGCTATACCTAATGCTTCCTTACCACCTTCGGCAGTATGAACTACGATACCCTGTATATCACGGCTTCTTCTTGGATAATAGTAGCCCTTTTTACTATTTTCCCTTAAAGTAGCATTAGGATTTTCATTCTCTAAGAGATAAAATCCCATAACGTTCCTTCTATTAAGTGTTACTCAGAGTATTATAACTATCTTATACTTTTCTTACAAGACTAGTATAGTATTATTTCCACACCTTTTTTTCACACTTATACAAGTTATGCAGTCCATTTTCATCAATACAGAATGTTAAGATACCGGGTTTAGTTCTTTTACCGTGGGTATTTTCTATCCATTTAGAACCACCATCTAATGCTGGAGCGCCAATAATAATCTTTGGGTCTTCAATCATTGTAAAGTGATGGTAGTGACCATATACCAAGATGTCTGCAAATCCAATATTGTAATCTCCATACATTTGGTTTTTATGCCAACTCTGTGCTTTTGCTACAGCTAAGGCACCTCCGCCCGAACGAAATTGGTGACCGTGCGCTAGCCCTAGGATTTTTCCTTTGGTCTCAT